CTGCGGCTGCCGTAGGCGCCGCTGGGGTTGATCAACACAAAAGCCCCGGAATAGTCCTGCCGTGCCGGATCAGGTTTGGCATCGCCATCTACCCAGTAAATGGCCGACAGGTCCGTGTCTTCAGCATGCAGCGGGATGAATTGCCCAGGCTGGGTGATCACCTCACGGGCCGTTTGCCAGACAGGAACGCAGCCATAGGTTCGCTCGATGGCTGCATGAACCTGAACCATGAGTGGGTCCAAGGCATCAGGCCAAGTGGTGCTTCCGATGAGCGACTCTCGACTCTTACGCGCCCAGGGGTGCCCATCCCGATTTAGCCTTTCATGAAAACCCATGGCAACTTCGATCATTTGATCGCGCTGTGCATCACCGAGGTGCAGGTATCCCTGGAAGATCCTTGCAGAAAACAGTTCGCGGATCATGAAAGCGTCACCTGCGCGTCGGCGCATCCGGGGTAGAACTTGAAGCCAGCCTTGAGGCGCACTGTGTCGCCTGCTGCAAGTCCCGTGGTCAGGACCGTTGCGGTTGTGGTGCCACCCTGTGTCTGGCGACGACTGATGGGCAGGTAGCCATTGACGCTTTCGAGGAACACTTCCGCGTCGCGGGTGCTAACGTCACCAATGCCATCGAGCATGTGGACCGTAAACACTGCCGGGTCACCCGCTCTCACCACAGCTGGAGGCGTTACCCGCAGGTCCGGGAACTGCATCTCACGCACCTGGGCAGAAGACTGATAGTCGGTCTGCTCCACATCCGAGGTATCTACCCCTTCGACCAGGCAACCACCGAGCGTGGGATGCAGGTTCACGGTGACAAAACACTCATCAAACGGGCTGTCGGCAAAGGGCACGTTGAAACCGGTCAGGAAGTTGCCGTTCCAGACATGCCCGGCAGCCTCGGGGGCTGTGAAGCGTGTAGACAGGGTGTAGACGTACAACGGCAAGGGGTCAATGAGGCGTTTTTCTGCCCAGCGGTAACCCGTCATGAAGGACTGGCGATCGGACCAGCCTCGGTTGTTGCGCAGTTCGCGGTAGATGAACAACTGCTCTGCCACCACCTGGTAGGAGTTCCCATTGACTTCAAAGTCTGGGGTCAGTCCCGAATCAGGCCTGTGACGCAAACCAAAACGCATGTGCACCTGCTCGGCGGTCTTGTCGATCAGGAGATGGATGGCGTAGTCCAGTGTGGTCGAGAGCTTGCCAGCGCGCACAAGAAAGACTTTCATGTGCACCTCCTTCAGCAGCAACCACAGCAGGCACAGTTGCAATTGCAATTTGTTCGGCAGTTGAAGGCCGTGTTGCCGCAGTTGCAGTTGGTGTAGCTGCCACAGTTGCAGTTGCAATTGCAGGCCCGGTACCAACGGTGATACTCGCCCCCGCCAATTTCATCTTGAGCCAGGTAGTAGGCGTCGTAGTTGTAGCCGGTGCTGGGCACAGCGTTGTAGGCGTAGGTCGTTCCTCCAGCGCCGTCGTATTGGGCCGAGTTGGCACAGTAGTTAAACCCCAACCCCCAGGTCCACCAGTTGGTATTGGAGGGTTTCCAATACGTATTGCTTGCGCAGTTTCCTGTCGGCAATATGCCGTTGCAGTTGCCCGCCAAGTCGTCGTAGTACTGGTTGCTGCGCCCCATCTCGCCGATGTCCTGACCATCGTTCATGCGATAGCCGGTGTTGCGAGCGTTGTCCGCCGCACCAGACTGTGACGAATAAATCACTGCACCAGTGCCCATGTACAGATGACCTGTCATCGTGTCACCGGCTTTGGCCAATCGACTCGACAAATCGATTGGTACGGTGGCATTGCCAGTGGCATCCGGTGCGTTGCCATTGACTGAGCGCACAAAGGCTGTGGAGTCATAACCATCGAGCTTGTCAGCGTCGGCGGCTTTGGCCGTGATACCCAGGTATGCCGTGTTGTGGTTGTGCCCCAGAGCTGCATATGCGGCATCGTGGTTGTGTCCACTCAGTGCAAATCCGGCGGAGTCAATGCCGTCCAGCAGATCTGCATTGGCCACCTTGCCCACCGTGGCCGACAGGTCAATGACCATCTTCCACGTGACGGGGCTGACCACGGTGAGGATGTAGAGCTTTTGCTCATCGGTCCTGAAACACGGCATACCCTGCTGCAGATTCACAGTTGGGAATGCCGTTCCACTGGAGAGTGACAATGCCGTCTTGTCGTTGTTCAGGATCTGCGACAGCGAGTCCGAGAGCGTCGTGGTCGACGGGATTTCGGTGTAGTTTTGCATTTAGTACCCTTTCAATACCCCTGGGCAACCCAAGAAATAGCTCCCGTTACGCGGGTTCCAGAGGTGTTTTCCAAAACGGCGATGAAACCGGTGGTGGTGACCGAGCCAAGAATTCGTGGGACGGACACCGTGGTGCCACCCTTGAAGGTCAGCGTGACTTCAGGCGCCACACGGAACTGCCTGCTGAAGACCACTACAACGCCATTGGCGGCCGTGACCACCTGTGCCGTGCCCCGGTCAAAGACATCGGGCACATCCACCGTCACCCTCAGGCCATCAATGTAGCCACGGTCGGCATTGCTGGAAGTCAGAATCGCTTTGAAGAGCGCGCGCTGGTAGGTGTAGTCGCCCTGGATGAAATCCCGGAAGTTGGTGTACCCGGGAGGATGACCGGACTCCAGGATGTCCATGAAGTCTTGCTCGGTGATCTCGGTACTGGCAACGATCATGTCGCTGATCACCCCATTGGCCCGGCGCCGGTACTGCTCGGCCAGGCCAAAGGCCTCACTGAGCTTGAGCGTCTGGGCACGCTTGAGCGCCTCGCCAATGGCAAAGCCTTCATTGATGGACCGCCGGTAAGCGACCGTTCGCCCCAGCGCTTCGGCAAAGCTGACGGCTTCCGAGATGCGCTTGACCTGCGACCTGGCCAGCGTGTCGCTCATTCTGAAACTCTCAGCCTGGGGCTTGGTGATTCCCTTGGCGGATTTCTCGGCCAGGCTAAAGCTCTCGGACACCCTCAGGATGAACGCAATGAGGTCGGTGTAGGTCTCGGCCAGCGCCAGCGTCTCGTATTTACGCCAGATCATCTGCCGCGCCAGTCCCTCCCCCACCTGAAACACCTCGAACACGGCCTTGGTGCCGGAGCGTGCGTACTTTTCCGAGAAGGTCAGCGACTCGACGATGCGCAGCACATAGGCAATCAGATCGGTGTAGGTCTCAACGAAGTTCAGGGTTTCGAACTTGTTGAGCGCCACAGCCCGGCTGGGCTTTTCCGAGAACGTCAGGCTTTCGGAACTGCGCTTGATGCCCAATTTCTGGACCAGCTCGGCAAAGCTCAGATCCGTGGCCACGCTCAGGGCGTACACAGCTGGGTAAGCCGTTGACCAGTTCTTGCCTGCCGTGGCGCTGCTCCAGGCAAACTTTCCCGAAGTCCAGGTGTAGTTCGCCCCCGGGGAGCTGGAGACGTTGACGGTCTCTGCCATCTTAAGCGTCCGATCAGCTCATGGTGAAAGTGAAGACGGCAGTCAGGCTGTCGTCCACCCCTTTGTTCACCACCGGGAACACGACCCGGTCAAACATGGTGCCTGCCGAGGCTGCGTTGAACACTCCGGCTTCGGTCAGCGCTCCTGTGGCGTCGCCTGCCGGATAGCTGGCAGTGAAGGTGAACACCTTGGTGCCAGCCGTGTGGGCGTAGGTGGCCGCATTGCGCTTGATTTCAGTGACCAGGGCCGTCTGGGTAGAGGCAGCGGCCGTGGAGCCGGTGCCCACCGCAATCCAGCCCATGACGCCTGGACGGCTGGCTGAGTTGCCAATGGCATCGGCAACGAAGTCGAAGCCGCCGTTGACGATGATGTTGTCCTTGTGAACCACCTCGACTTCGCCCGTGGGCTTGGCAAGCAGCAGCGTGATCGAGCCCTTGATGCTCATGCCTTCTTCAATCATGGAGTTTTCCGTTTCTTTAAACAAAACGGGCGCTGCACCTTTCGATGCAACGCCCGGGTTGGGAACTGTAGTTTTGGTTCAGTAAAGCTTGAGTGCCGTGTAACCGGCTGTGGGGAGCAGTGGGCTGTTTGCGCTTTGAACTTCTGCACTCATCTTTCCGATAAAGAGCCTGCGCTCTGAGGCCGTCTGACACACGCCAATGCAAACTCGATCGCTCACGTTGACGGGGTATGGCACCACGATCCGGTTGAACAGGTGATCTTCCAGAAAGAAGCTGCCTGTCACCGCATCAAACCCAACGAGCAAGCTCACCCCAGTGCCCGTCGCCATCCAGATGACCGAGGTGGTGATCTGATTCGGAATGAACCAGAAGCTCACATGGAACACCCCCGGAATGTTCACGCCCCAGGAGACCCTGGTCGTGTCCTTGATGAGCACGCCGCTGCCGTAGCGCCCGTCGCCATAGCTCACACCGACGGCTTCACCGCTGGCGGGGTTGCCGTACCCAGCCAGTGCCCCATTGAGACGCCAGCCGTAGAGCTCACCCGCCTGCAACGTGTCTTCCCGCGCCATCTGGAAGCGGGCCTCGATGCTTTTGAGAGCGCCGTCATAGGTCCACTGCCGTTTAGCAGCATTGCTGCTCCAGACATAGTTCGCCGTAGACCAGGTCTCCCGGTCGTCCAAAGTGGCCCCGATGCTGGCCAGCAGAGTGTTTTGCGCACGGTAGCTGGTGGGTAGATTCACCTCGAACAGGTATTCAGACTGCGCCACACCGCTGTCCATGCGCAGCACATCCAGACTGTTGACCGACTCGACCGAGGCGAAGTGTTTCACCCCGGGAAACCGGGTGGCTTGCGCATCGATGGTGACCAGCAGGTTGGCGTTCTGGGGCTGGGCCACCACGGTGGAGACGAAGGTGGCCTCCTCCGAGTAGATGCCGGGCGATGCGATCGCCTTGATCCAGAAATTGCGCTCACCGTCAAAGCCCGAGGGCAGCGTGAAACTGCTGGACTTGACCTCGGCAATGAAGATTGAGGTGTCCCAGGCCGTGCCTTCGCGCAGCTCATATGCCACCACCTCCGGCTCGGTATTGGGCAGCCATCGGAACTCCAGCCGGTTAGCTGACTGCACCACATCGAACTGACGAACCGCAGCAGGTGCCAGTAGGGTCAGAAGAAAGGTGGTGACGTGCTGGCTGTACTTGCCCGAGGTGTCGAAGGCCCGGATGAAGTAGTTGTACTGACCAGATTCACTCTGATCGTGCACGAGCTGGGTGCCAGCGGTTTGCCCAACCAATGCACCAGCATCCCAGCCCGTGCCTACGCGAACCTCGTACCCTGCCAGATCGGCATCGGTATTGGCGCTCCAACGAAGTAGCAAATCGGTCGTGCGACGCAGCACCACAAAGTCCCGCACATCATCGGGGGGCTGCAACTTGCCCAGGATGGTTTGACTCAGTGTGGCCGATGCCCCAAGCTTGCCGGACACCCCTACGGCCCGCACGGTGAACACATAGTCCCCGGCCTCTGCGTTACGAATCTCTAGATAGGTGCTGGAGACGCGGGGCAAGGTGATGGTGTTGCCACTATTGACCCGGTAGCTCACCTGGTATTCCAGAGCACCGAAGACTTGCTCCCAGCCCACCTGAATGAGCACCAGCGCCTGATCCTTGACCCGGTAAAGACTCTCAGTGACCGTGAGACCCGTAGGGGCCACCGGCGTAGTTGAAAGCACCGTGATGTCGCGCGGCTGCAGTGCCAGCCCCCGCTCGATGGCGTCGTACTTGCTCGGGTTATGGGCCAACGCCGTGACCTCATGGATGCCCGGCTCGCTCTCGGCGACCTGCACCACCCTGAACAGTTGCGTCTCCACCTGCGTGGAAGCCAGCACCCAGATGGCACCCACCTGAGGTGCTGTGGAAAACGCACTGGTCACCCCGACCGTTCGGCCAGACAGAGATCCGACTTGGCGTTCCTCCACCGCTCCCGTGGGCAGCAGCACAGAGATGCGCCATGAACCGGCGGGCAGGTCCTGGTCCAGCGTGACGCTCACCGTGGTGGCCGCAGCGATGCGCCCTCCCAAGCGCAGGCCACCCCGACTGCTATCAGCAACCTTGATGACATCGCCGGGGCGAACAACAGCGCCCTCCAGCCCCGTGCGGAACGTGATGATTTCCGATTCGGACTGCTCGGAGTAAAGCAGCCACTTGCCCACCCGGTTGGCCTGGCCACGGGAGGTGCAGCCCATGGCCACCACATTAGCCTGCACCACGCCATAACGTGCAATGCCTGCCATGTCTTCGACGTATTCCACCTTCTGGCGGTAGAAATCATCGGGGTCCACCCAGCTGACCAGAGCCACCGTGTGTCGGGCTTTGGCAGACGACCCTTGGTATGCGAATTCGCCATCGATGACGTTGGCTGCCGTGAACTGGTAGACGGGGTCCTGGGGCGCATCCTGCGTGACCGTGATTGCTCCGCCAGACCAATAAGCCATTCCCCGAAAGATCGAGGCCATGTCTTGCACCACCTTGTAGGCCTGCTCGCGGCTTTGCAGGTACAGGTTACAGGTGAAGCGCGGCTCATAGCCGCCCAGCCCATTGGGCACAAGCTCGTCACAGTAGCGGGCTACCCGGTACAGCGCCCACTTGTCCACTTGCGACTCGGGAATGAAACTGCCCAGACCGTAGCGAGTATTTGTCACTAGGTCATAAAAGCACCAGGCTGGGTTGTCCGTCCAGGCCACCTTGAAGGTGCCATCCCAAACTCCGGCATACGAGCGGGTCTCGGGAAAGTAGTTCGAGGGGATCCGAACACGCAGGAGTTTGAGGTCATAGCTGCGCCGAGGAATTGAGGTGAACTGAGAGGCATCCACCCGCAGGGCCATCAGGGCGCTGTTGGGGTAGCGCAGCTTGCTTTCGATGACCTCGGTATAGGACTCCAGAAACGTCTTGTTCTGCAGGCTGGTCTGCGTGGAGTCTGCTGTGATGCGGCGCAGGCGCACATCCCATGGACCGGTGCCAGTCAAAGGCATGTAGTAACTGCGCTGGTAGCGCGAGGTGGTCTTGCCGGACACCGTGTCGGCCAGAACCTGCACATACCCGGCTCCGCGCGCCTGCACGTCGATCGCATAGCTGACAGAGGTTCCGTTGAGGTCTCCGTTGGTGGTGTCTTGCAGCGTCAGGGTTGGGATGCTGACCTTGATGCGCACGGCATCCACATCGGGGTCGTTGATAGATCGCACCACCGGTTGGTTGGCCTTGCACTCCACACCGACGGCCACCTCGTTTTCTACCGAGGAAAAGCCGGGGACATAGCTTTGCTGCTGGGTGCCGGGACGGGTTTCGAGCGTGACCCCCGTGAAGTTGTAGCTGCCATCGGGATTCTGGATCGGGGTGTCGTCGAGGTACACCGAGTGCAGGCCAGCAGCCAACCCTTCGATCTCACCTTCGCAGACCAGATCCACCACTCGGGCGTAGGCCTTGGAGCGCAGGCTGTCCGGCGCTTCCTGCGCCACACGGGCGCTACCGCCTCCACCTTTGCCGCCACCGCCCGCGCCAATGATCAGAGAAGTGCCATGGGTGCTCATATCGGGATCTCATCCACATCAATGCCCGCGCTGATCACGGCCGAACCGACGATGAGGCGGCCATAGCCCACCGGCACAGGGTGTCCCTGCGCCGTGGTGTTGACCGCCCCGTTGAAGACATAACTGGGCTGGTTCTCAGGTCGCTCGGACGGGTCCTGCGCCTTGGCCGTTGGAGCAATCATCTGGGCCACACCTCCCAAGATCATGGATGTGCCCACCGAATACAAAGTGGCCTGGGACAAGAAAGAGCCTGCCGCTGCCCAGCCCATCGGGTTCCACCAAGACACTGCGATGAGGGCTGCTCCTAATAGGATCTGGCCTAGACCGTTACCACCTGCCCCTGATACGACCGGGGCGATGGTGATGCGTTGCTGGCCACTGGGCTCGTGCAACCGCTCCAAGCTCAAAGCATCACGTCCGGCCAGTACCCGGAAGCCCACACCGCGCTCACCTGAGGCCACAAGTTCTCGCTCAAAGCCGGGAAAGTTGGCGCACAGGGCGCGCACAGCCTCAGCGGCTGAAGCCACTGCCATCCTGTGGCGTCGCCCAAAGCGCTTGCCCAGTTCACCGAGAAGAAGAATCGTGACCATGCAGGAAATCGTGTCTCAAGGTGTGGGTAGTGATCTTTTGCCAATAGCCGCCGTACACATCCCGGCTGGACAGGCGGCCCTGCAGGTGGTGCAAGATGAGTCCGTCGCCCAGGTAGATGGC